ACGAGCGTCCCGCCGGGGCGGTACGGGATGATCGTGCCGCCCTCGGCGAGGCGCGGGATCTTCGGGGTCGAGAACGTGTTACCGCCGAGCTTGCCGATGCCGGGGATGTCGATGCTCGGGATGGTGAACGAGAGCCCGTTCCACTTGTCGATGATCCAGTTAATCGCCGATTTGAACGCGTTTTTGAACCCATCCCAGAGGCCGGAAACGGCGCTCGAGATCTTGCCGGGGAGGCCGGTCACCCACCCATAGAGCTCGTCCCACTTGCCCCGCACCCACATGTACGCGAGGCCGAACCCGTCCTTGACCATGTCCCACATCGACGAGAGCGCCGACCCGATCCGACCGGGGATACCGGTCACCCATCCCCACACCGCGTCGAACGCTGCCTTGACACCGTCCCACGCCCGATTCCAGAGGTCCACCATGATGCGCCCGATCGCCTCGAACGCACCCGAGATGTAGGACCACAGCACCTCGAGGAGGCCCCGCACCGTGTCCCACGCTCCGGAGAGGATCTGCTTGATCGCGTCCCATGCCTCTCCCCACTTGCCGGTCAGGATCGACTTGATGAGGTTGAACACCCCGGTGAGCATGTCGAGGATCCCGCCGAATGCGGTCTTGACGCCTTCCCACACACCGAGGGCGGTGTCGATGATGATGTCGCCGAACTTGTTCCAGATGCCGAGGACGACGTCGACGACGGTCGACACGATCGCTTGCACCGCGCCGAACGCTGCGGAGAACATGGCGCCGAGCTTGTCGACCGTCTCGCCGAGCCAACTGCTCTTGTTGCCGATGTCGTCGGCGCCCTGCTTGAACAGACCGACGACGAAATCCCACGCCGCGCGGAGGGCATCGAACACGGGCTGAGCCTTGGCCCAGATGGTCGCGATGGCGTCGCCGATCGCCGGCGCCCACTCGTTCCACAACGCCTTGCCGGACTCGAACAACCGGCCGAGGAAGGGGATGGCCTCGGCGACGATCCACGAGGTGACGCGCTGGAACATCGGCATGAGCTTCTCTGCGAGGGTGGCCTTGAGTTGCTCGAACGTGGCGGTGAGGGTGTTGCTGTTCTTGATGCCGTCCATCGACCCATCGCTCCACGCCTTCTGAGCGTCGGTCGACTTCTCCATGATGAGTTGCTGCGTCGCGGTGGCCTTGGCCTGGGCGAGGAGCGTGCCGGTGAGCTTGTCCTTTCCGTCACGCGCGAGGCGGGTGTTCACCTCGTCCTGGCTGATCGAAATGCCCAACTGCTTGAGCCCGTCCGTCTCGCCGAGCATCGCCTTGGCGAGGATGTCGCTCACCTCGGCGGCGGAGGTCTGCCCACCGGACCACGCGGAGAGGGCGCCACTGAGCCCGACCACCTCGGTCGACATCTTGCCGGCCTGCTCGGCGGAGAATCCCATGGGCTTGAGGAGATCGCCGAACCCCGCGGCGAGGCCGGTGAGCTTCTCCTTGCTGAGCCCCATGGCTTCGTTGTTCTGATCGGCCCACGCCTTGACGAGCCCGGCGCCACCCTCGAAAACGGTGTCGGCCTTCTTGTCGTACACGTCGAGCTCCTGACCGAGCCCGTACATTTCTTTCCCGAAGTCGACGACCTGGCCGACGGCGAACGCGCCAGCGAGCGGGCCGGCGATACCGCCGAGGGCGCCGGTGATCTTGCCGAGGGCGCCGACCCCTCGGCGGCTGCCCTCCTCGATGCCATCGGCGCCGGCCTGGGCCTTGCCGCTGATGTGGTCCGAGGTGTCCGACATCTCGCGTCGAGCTCGGTCGGCGCCGTCCACCTCGATTCGATAGGTGAGTGTTTCGACGTCCATCGACCGGGGAGGCTACCGGCGGGGCGCTGCTCGAGCGCTCATCCGTCGGTCGTCGACGAGCGACGCGTCGCGGAGTACTCACACGACGCGTCGCTCGAGCTCGAGGCGACGCCTAGCCGCGGTTGCGCTGCTGGTGCACCTCTCGAGCGTGCTCCTCGGCCTCGATGGCGGCGAGAGCTCGGCCGATCCATGCCTCCGGTATCGGCTCCCACGGGCGGGCGTTGAGGTAGCGAGCGGCGACCATCCGGGGCCACCACTCGGGCATGGCGCCTAGCTCCGTCGAGCCTGTCGCGAGCCACCGGCGGAGGTCGCGGCGCTCGCTTGCTGAGGGTTTGCGACGGCTCCCATCGCCTCGCCGATCGCGGCGACGAGCGGAACGGGGAGGGCGAGGTACTCGTCGACGGTGACGGGGACGGGGACGCCATCGCGGGTGAGGTCCCACCCACGGATGGGCGAGATGGTGAGCTCGGCCAGCCGGCGGGCGGCGTCCTCGGCCGTCTCGCCGGGCTCGACGGTGGTGGTCGTCACGGCGAGTAGGAACCCCTGCGTGACGACGGCGATGTCGACGTCGACCCACCCCTCGCCGGCGGTGCTGCCGTCCTGCCGGAGCACCGTCCACGGGAGGCGCTCGATGTTCTCGGTTACGTACTGGTTGAGGTCCACGGTGGCATGGCCTTTCGGTTGTCGGTTGAGGGCGGAACGCTAACCGGCCTCGAGCTCGCTGGGGAGAGCTCGAGGCCGGTCGGTGGCTGCACGCCGAGGGGGGACCCTACAGCGCGGCGAGGGTGTTGATGAGCGTGGCGACGAGCCCGCGGCCGGTCGACCACGACGGATCGAGAACACACTTGAGCTCGAGGTCGTAGGCGTAGATGCCGTCGACGTCGGCGAGCGGCTCGAATGCCTTGGTGATCCGGCCGGCCATGTCGAACGTGAACGTGTGGGGCGATGCGCCACCGGTGGCGGGGCCGACGGTGCGCCACCGGGGGTAGAGGATCGTTCCGGCCTTGTACGAGGTGAGGAGCGCCATGCCGGCGGCGTCGGCGGCGAGCGTCATGCCGAGCGTCACGTCGAGCCCCTTCTCGGTGATCGTCGTGAACGAGTCCTCGCTCGAGTCGGCGAAGAACGACGGGGACCATCGGCCCTTGATGTCGAGCTTCGCCTTGATGACGCGGGTGAGGCGGGTGGTGCCGAGGCCGGCGCTCGTCGTGTCGAGGTAAAAGTCGGTGTCGCCGGGCTGCATGATGACGTTGGCGACGTCGGTGGCGGCGCCGAGGGCGCCGGTGTTGTCGGTGAGCGACCGACCCATGTAGGAGCCCGACAGTGCGATGTTCTCCTTGGCCCACGAGAGCGAGAGGTCGGTGACGACGTTGTGCGTCGTCCGGCTGAACCGGGTGTTGGCGTCGCCGAGCTCGAGCGTGAACGTCTTGGGGACGTCGCTCGAGCGGACGGCGGGGATGAACGACCACGTCTTGTCGACGCCGGCGCCCGATGGGGTGACGCCGAGGAGCACGCTCGAGAGGAGGTAGGCGAGGTCGTTGTAGCCGGCGTAACCGTCGAACGTTCCCTCGGTCCAGTCCTTCCCGATGCTGACCGCGGTGGGGAGCTTGAACCCCTGCGACATCTCGGCCTTCGTGTCGACCTTGATCCCCTGCTTGAAACCCACCGAGAGGAGGCGCTTCGACGCGGTGACGGCCGTGCCGGCGGTCGTCTCGACTCCGATCTGTGCGGCTTGGACTGCTGTTGCTCTTTCGACCATGTCGTGATTCCTGACGTGTGTGGGTTGGGGTCGGCCTAGTCGCCGGGACCGGCGCCGATGGTGAGGACGTAGAGCCCTCCCTGGTAGCGCCAGCGACGATCATCTTCGCGCTCCGAGTACCGGAGCGACTGCGACCGTCGGCACGCGAGCACGCGGCCGGCCTTCGTGCGGTGCAACGCGCGGTGGGCGGCGAGGGCCTCGGCGGCGGGGTAGGACGGTTGATCGGTCGTGACGATCACGCGGGCGGTCACGACGACGAGCACGGTTCGGCCGTCGGTCACCTGCGAGTCGAGTGCCGCCTGAACGCCGACGGTGACGTAGGGGCGGGCGACGTCGCCGGGCGGGCCGTCGTCCCACACTCCACCGGGGAACGTGTCGACGAGCTCGGGGGTGGACGTGAGGCGGGTGACGACGTGTCTCATCGCGATGTCGAGCTCGTCGTCGGTCGGGGTGTCGGTCATCGGGGCATCCTTACGGGCGGCGGAGGAGGTCGCGGAGCATCGCTTTCGCGGCCTCGAATCCGGGGACCATATGCGGGCGGGCGTCCATCTTGCGGGTTCCGAACTCGAGATAGGCGGCATACTCCGATGCGGCGGTGAGCTCGCCGGCCGTCTCGTCGGTCATGGTCCACCCGATGCTGTTGCGGTGGTAGCCGGTGTCGACGGGGGCGAGTTGCTTCGCGACGGCCTCGCCCTCGAGGCCGGCGGTGTTGACCTTGTCGCCGAGGTCCTGTTCGAGGTGTTCGAGGAGGTGGGCGCCGGGGCCGGGCGTGATCGTGAGCCGGACCGTCACGGCGCGTCCGTTTCCTCGAGGTACCAGATGCGGACGGTGGCCGACTCTGCGGTCTGCGGGGCGCCGAGGATGACGGCGTAGTTGAGTTCGCCGGCGAGCCCGTTCGCTGTGGCGGTGGTGAACGTCTCGAGGGTGCCGAGCATGACGAGCCGGGACGGGTTGTTCTCGAGGAGGTCGACGGTGGGGTCGGTCACGACGACCCATTGCCGGCGGTCGCGCATCGCCTCGCCGGCGGGGCGGCGATCTGCGGCGACTTTCTGCGGGCGGGTCCCGACGTGGCACACCTCGCGCCACGAGTCGGGAGGGGCCAGCGTGCGGCCTCCTGCGCCGTCTGCGGTGTACGCGGCGCCGACGGGGACGCAGAGGGTCGAGCGGCGGCTTGTGCGGCTGATGGTGGCGAGCTCGTCGAGCTCGGCGTCGGTGGGCCAGAGATCGACGTTCATGGCGCCAACCATCCGGCGCCGGGGTGGAGCCCGTAGGCGTTCTGTTCGCTGGCGTTGATCGACACGGAGCCGACTCCACCGGCGCCACCGGAGGCGGCGACGCGGGCCCGGAACCGGGTGGCGAGCTCGAGGAGGGCCGAGGCGGCGTCGCCTCGCGACCACGACTCGCCGGCGGCGTCGGTGAACGAGAGGATGCCGCCGGCCACCTGAGCGGCGAGGAGCTCGGCGAGCTCGGCCGCTGCGGCGTTGAGCTCGTAGTAGGTGCCGTCGATGTGGACGGGGCCGGGCGTGTCGGTGGCGAACGTCCACCGGCCTCGCAACGGATCGGCCTCGGTGGCGGTGAGCGGCTCGCCGGCGTCGGTCATCAACGTGGCGTTGTCGGCCCAACCGTGGGGGCCGGCGTAGGTGAGCGTCGTGCGCGTGATCGGGTGCGGGGTTCCGGTGAGGCGGGCGCCCTGCACGGCGGTGGCGTGTCGATCGAGCGTGTCCTGCACGACATCGGGGTCGATGTTGTATCGGCCGGCGGGATCGACTGAGCGGGTGAGGAGGGCGGCGAGGCCGACCATTTCGGGGCGGAGAGTCATGGCGGGGACCCTACCGCCGGGGGGTTGCTGAGGACGGTGACGCCGGCGGTGCCACCATCGCCGGCGCCATCCGTCCTCGAGCTCGGGGCGACGGCTACCGGGTGAGGCCGGCGCGTCGGATGTCGGCGTAGGTCGCGTCGGCCCAACCGAGCGCGCCGTCGGCGATGGCCTGCGTGACGGTGATGTGCACGACGTGGCCCTTGACGGGGTGGATGAGGTACACGGACGGCTCGACGTCGGCGCGGAGGCCGGCCTGTGCTCGAGCCTCGTCGATGGCGCGGCCGACGTCGGCGGCGTCGAGCCCGGCGAGGGTGCGGGCGAGCTCGTCGAGCATGGCGCGCTGACCGGTGAGGTCGATGTCGGCGACTCCGTACGTGTCGGGCTGGCGCTCGCCGGACTTGTGCACCGGGATCACGTTGGGGTCGGGCTCGGGGACCGGGATGGCGTCGGGGCCGGGGCTCGCGATGGCGGCTGCCGCTGCGTCCTTCTCGGCCTGGGTCTTGCGTGCGGTCATTCGTGGGTTCCTGACTGTTGTGGGTTGCTTCTAACGGGTGCCGCCGGCGCCACCTCGAGGGCGACGCCGGCGGCTAGATCGTCGGGTGTCGAGTGCCCTTACGAGAGGACGGTGATACCGGAGGCGTCGCGGCCCTCGGCGACTCCGTAGAGGACGTCGAGGGTGACCTGCGTGCCGAGGTAGGTCGGGTTGTAGGCCATCGTGACGCGGATGCTGAGGCCGGACTCCTGGTCGACCATGACGGTCTGCCGGGCGCCCATCGTGTTGCCGTCGGTGGGGAGGTTCCGCATGGCGAGGATCATCGCGTCGGGGGCGAGCGCAATGTTCTTCGTCGAGTTGGGCGAGCCGGCGACGACGGGGACACGGTTCGACCAACCGATGTTGAGGCCGGCGATGTTCGTGAGCACACCGGTCTTGATGGCCTCGGGCGTCGCGTTCGCGAAGAACGCGGCGAGCGAGGTGTCGGCCTGCAACGCCGCGTAGTCCTTCGTTGCCACGAAGATGTTGCGGTTCTCCTCGGGGATGCTCGCGTCGTTGAATGCCTTGGCGACGCTGCGGAGCGTCGCCGAGGTGATGTCGGTGCCGCTGGTGCCGACGGTCGTCGAGAACCCCGCGTAGAGGGCCCACAACGCATCTTCGATCGCGAGGGCGATGGGCTCGATGGCGGCGTTCATGTAGCGCTCGATGCCGGTCTGACCGGCGCCGGGGCCACCGCGCATGGCCTTCACCGCGTCCTCGAGGAGGAACGACACCTCTTTGTGCTGGTTGAGGGTGACCGAGATGGTCGAGTCGGTCGGCTGCTGCAACGTGACCGCGCCGCCGGCCGTCTTGGTGTTCACCACGAACGACGGGGGGAGCGGGATGTTCAGCTTGTCGCCCTCGTTGAATGTGCCGTAGTCGCTGTCGCGAGTGACGACGCGGGCGAGGCGGATCTTGCGTCGCAACGCGCGGATTCCCTCGTTCGCCCACACCTCGGGGATGAGGAGGTCGGCGCTGGTGAGCGTGATGTTTGCCATGTCGTGTGATCCTTCGGGGATGGGTGCCGGCGGTGCGGCGGTTGTTGGGACTAGCCCTCGTCGATCCGGCCCTCTTGGAGGGCCTTCATGATGTCGGCGCGGTGCTCCTCGTAGAACGAGGGGTCGGCCAACTGTGAGCGCTTGTACCGGACGGGCTGACCGGTGGCGCCGGGGGCGGCGCCGGGTCCTGCCTGGCCGGGGGTGCCGGTGAGGGCGAGGTAGGGGCGCTCCGCGAGGAGTGCCGTGACGGCTTCGGTGACGCCGGTGGGGTTGCCGTCGGCGTCGAGTTGGATCTTCGGTCCGAGGATCTCGACGGTGTCGGTGATCCGGAGGCCGGCTGCCTGTGCGGCGGCGGTGAGCGCGGCGTTCACCTTGAGCGACTTGTTCGTCTCGGCGAGCGTGGCGTTCTGCTTTGCAAGGTCGTCGCGTTCCTTCTGGACGCGCTCGGCATCGCTGAGGTTCGCGGCTTCGGCGGCTTCGGCTCGGGCCTGGGCCTCGCGTGCCTCGCGGCGGTAGCGAGCGGCTTCGGCGTTGGCTGCCTTGACGCGGGGGTCCTCGGTTGCCTGGGGCTCCTGGCCCTCTGGCGGGGTGCCCGCCGGCGCCTGGCCGGTCGGTGCGGGGGTGCCTGCCGGGGTGGCGGGCGGTGTTGCGGTCGGCTCCTGGCCGGGCGTGCCCGTCGCCGGCGGCTCCTGGCCTGATCCGACGGGGGCGGTGTTGCTGGTGTCGCTCACTGTAGGTGGCTCCTGTGGTGGTGGTGGCGGATTGCCGACGGGTGCCGGCGGCGACATCGTAGAACGGTCGAGCTCGAGGTGAGGGTGAGGGTACGGTGAGCGGCTCGTAACCGCGCCACATGTGGGCCGTCCTTCCCTCCTTTCGGATTGGCGGCGCGGTGCTCCCTCCTCCGGAAACTCATTGGCGCCGGCGGGGTGGCGGGGGGCCGATCACTAGACGGGCCGGCGTCGACGGGCGCCGGTGCCGTCGCGGGGATCCGCGAGACGTCTCGAGGGCCCTAGCGACGGGTCGGGGTGATGCCGGCGGCGGAGACGGCGGCGCGGGCGCGCTCGGGGTTCTGCGTCGGGTCGTCGGGGAAGTCCTCGAGCGGGCCGAGCGGAACGATGACGGGGACGACGGGGCGACGTCGGACCATGCCGCGGTGCTCGAGCTCGTCGGCGACGGCGTTGGGGTCGAGCTCGACACCTCGAGGGAGCCGGCGGCGCGGGGCGCGGGGTGCGGTCATGGCTTCACCTTCGGGCCGGGCGCCGGCCGGCCGTAGTCGGGGAGGGCGCGGGTGGGGATCTTCTCGCCGGCGAGCTCGGCCGTGGCGACGATGCGGGCGTGGATCTCCTCGAGGGCGTCGGGGCCGTCGAGCTCCTCGGGGATGAGCGCGGCGAGGCGGGCGCGGTCGGCGTCGGTGGCGTCGCCGGCGGAGAGGCGGTAGTCGAGCTCGAGCACCTCCTCGGCGTAGCTGTCCGGCGTCATCGTCCATGGGGCGGGGCCGGTGCCGGCGCCGCGGTAGGCGGGGGCCAGCATCCGGGCGGCGTCGTCGGCGAGCTCCTGCGCGAGCTCGAGCTCGGCCGCGGTGGCGTGGCGGGCGGCGGTGTCGACCATGGTTCGGACGACGTCGACGGGATCGCGGCTCGAGAGGATCGACGTGGCGGGGACGTCGTGGGAGGTGTGCGCTCCGATGAGCTCGTCGAGCTCGCGGGCGGGGATGAGGTTCGATGGCTTGCCGGCGGCGGCGCTCGCGGCGGCGTCGATCTTCCGTGTCTGGTGTAGGACGTAGTCGATGGCGTCCTCGCGGGTGGCGCCGGGTGGGAGCCGGCCGGAGGCGAGGAGCTCGTCGGTGATGGCCTCGAGGTTGGCGCCGGCGGCGGCGGTCGCCTTCCCTCGAGCTCCTCGGCCGGCGCCCTTGCCGACCTGTGCGCCGTCGGACCACCATCGGTTCATCCGCTTCACTTCGGCTTCGGACATGTCGTCGACGAACGACCATTCCTGACCGGCGACGGTGCCGTCGCTGTAGCGCCGTACGTAGACCTTGCCGTCGGCGCGGCGCTTGCCGGGGATGCGGCTGCCGTGCCCAACGTCCTCCCACTTCCCGGCCGGGGGCCGTGGGATGCCGATGCCGGCGGTTCCGAGCGCGTCCTCGTAATCGGCCCACGCCTGCGCCTTGGCGCGCACCGCGGCGTTCCGGATCGACTCTCGGTAGGCGGGGACCTGAGCGAGGTGCTCGCGGTACTCGGGGAGCGAGAGGCCGAGCTCGCGGGCCTCGTGGGTGTGCTGCGTGTCGAGCTTCACGGCGCGGACGTCGGCCCTCGAGGGGCGGGGCGGAGCGACGACCGGGCGGCGGTCGATGGTCGAGTCGATGGGGCGGAGCGTCCGCATGGTTCCCCACGCGCCGTTGCTGCGCCGGCCGACCATGTCGTCGAGCGACTGCCGGCCCTCGGCCCAGAGTTCGTGTCGCTTCGGGCCGAGGATCTTGCGTTGCTCCTCGAGGGGGCGGGTGGCGAGGAGCTCATCGCCGGTGGGGATCTTGTCGGCGCTGCCACCGGGGACGGCGGGGACCATCGTGCATCGGCAGTTCGGGTGACCGTCGAGCGTCTCGGTGACGGGGTGCCGGGTGCCGTGCATCGCCCAACAGACGGCGCACGTCCTCGAGTCGGCGGCGCTGAGCCAAACCCACTCCTCGATTCCGGGCGCGTCCTCGAGGCGGGAGCGGGTCGCCTCTCGCTGGGCGCGGAGGAGCTCGGTGCGGGCGATCGTGTCGGCCCTCGAGCGGGTGAGCTCGGCGCCGGTCGACATGACGGCGCGGGCGGCGTCGCGTGGGTTCTGTCCGGTGAGGAGGGCGGTGGTGAGGCGCTCGGCGACGGCGTTGCCGACGGTGCCGGGGATCGACTCGACGAGCTTGCGGAGCGGGGAGCCCTCGGCGTAGAGGGCGCCGGCGAGGCGGCGGCTCGCCTCGAGGTCGGTGCGGGTGATGTTCGGGAGGGCGCCGAGCTCGGTGGCGAGCTCGAGGCCGGCGCGCGATGCGTCGCGTACGGCCGAGGTGAACGCATCGGGCGGGGCGATGGCGCGGCGCACCATCTCGGCGGAGAGCTCGCGGGCCTGCTGCGCGCTCGTGGTGAGGCCGGCGAGGTCGACGACTCCGTCGGTGGTGTAGCGCTCGAGGTGGGCCTCGAGCCGGCCGGCGGCGCGCTCGGCGCCGAGCTCGAGGGCTCGGCGGTCGATGATGCTGGCGCGGGACTCGATGCGGTCGAGCTCGGCGAGGTGGGCCTTGACGGCCTTGGCGAGCTCGCTCGGCGTCTGTGGCGGCTTCCGTGGTGGCACGGGGCGACGCTAGGCGCCGGGCGCCGGCTGCGGGTCCGTGGGCGGGTCCTGTGGGGCGTCGCCGGCCGGGTCGGTGTAGGGCTCGGTCATCCGGTTCGCTGCTCGAGCGGCCTCCTCGGCGCGGTTCTGCTCCTCCTGGTCCGGGTCGAGCCCACGGGACCGGAGCGACGTCTCGCGGCTGACGCCGGCGGCTTGCTCGGCGGAGGCGGTCTGCCACACCTCGAGGTCGTTCGTGGGGAGGATGTCGGGCCACTGCACGGTGACGGTGCCGGACCATCCGCCGAGGGCGAGGAGCCGGCGCGTGAGGTCGCGGATGAGCCGGCCGTAGGTGAGGCGCTTCTGTGACGTCGACTGCAACAACGGGGCAAACAAGATCCGGAGGGCGACACCGGAGAGGGCGCCGGCGGCGTCGAGCCTGCCGGCGGCGACGGCTGGTACGCGGGAGTGTTCGCGGAACTGGTCGTGAAGTTCGCCGAGCCAACCGACGGACGTCGATGCGCCCTCGGGGAGCTCGACGTAATCGAGCGACATGTCGGGGCCGGGGAGGGCCGTGATCTTGTCGTTTCCAAGGTCGATGTTCTGCACCTGTGCCGGCGTCATCCCCTTGGCGGTGACGGTCGGGTGTGCGTGGATGCGGGCGGTGCGGTTGAGGTCCGAGGCGCGGGCGATGCCGGCGCGGGTGAGGGCGATGTTCACGGCGTCGATGTCGCTGCGTCCCCAGAATTGGCCGGGCGCGGGGAGGTTCTGAGCGTCGACGATCGGGGGCCACGGCCACGGCCAGATGGTCGGCTGTCCGATCCGGAGCCACCGGCCGGCCTTGTCGGTGCGGTCGACGATGATCTCCCACCGGGTGGGCCGGTCGGGATCGTCGGGCGTGAACGTGTGGCGCTCGAGGCCGGCGCGCTTGTCGGCGCCCTTGGCCGCGGCCTCGGTGCGGAACGTCGCGACCCACGACGTGGCGCGGTGCACGTTGCGCGGCGTCCATGTGGCGTCGACGTCGCTCGAGTCGAGAACGGCGAGCTCGATGAGCTCGGGCCGGTAGCGGAACGTCGCCGGCGGGACGGCGCCGGCGTTGAGCGTGTTGATGCGGATGACGGCGTGACCGGTGATGCCGCCGAGGGTGGCGAGCTCGAGCTCGAGGAGCGGGCCTCCGCTGTTCTCGAGGACGGTATCGAGCCACGCCTGAGCGGCGGCGGTGTC